CCGCCACGCACGTTCATGGTCCGGTGAGCCGTAGGCCATGCCCCGCGCGCTCCTGCGGCCCCGTGGCGCGTCCTGGGGCGTCTCGCCGGACTCGAGCGCGGGCGGTTGGACCTCGATCACGGTCGCCATCGCCGCGAGTTCCGCCGCCTTCATCGCCTGCACATCCATCGCCATCGGGCCACCGACCGGCGTCATCCCAATCGGCGCCCACCAGTCGTCGCCCCACGGCACGGGGTCCAGCCCCTTCGACTCACGCCAGGCATTGACGACGATCACACCCTTTTCGATCTGCTCCTTTTCCCGCGTCCACTTCGCATCTTCGAGCTCTTGCAGCACCTGGACGTTCGACAGGTCGAACTCCGCGAGGTCCGCACGCCCGGTGCCGGGGAACATAGGGAGTAACTGTTCGGTGATGACGTTGGCGATGAACCGCGCCTCAGGCTTGATCGTGTCCTCCCAGAAGGCGTAGCGTGCCTCTTTGGCGTTGGCGTAGGTTCGCTCGCCGCCGACCAAATCGGGCGGGATGCCGAACGCGCGGGCGATATCCTCGAGCGCCCACTTGAGGCCACCCAGGAACTCCGCATCTTTCGGGGTGAGCGAGAGGGACTGGAACTTGAGGTTGGCCCGGAGCACGGCGACCCGGTGCGCGTTGTTCACGCCTTTCAGCCGGCGACTCAGCCCCTCTTCCAGTTCCTGCCCTTGCTCTTTGGTGAAGGTGACGCCGCTATCCGCCGGACCAACCATGCCCGCCATCATCACGCCGTTGGCGAAGATGTTTCGGTTGGCCTGCATGGCGGCGGAGGACATGTCGGCGGCGAGGCGGGCGGCGGCGAGTGGGGCCAGGCCGCTGTACTCGTCGATCGGGTTGGCGTAGCGGAACCAGATTACCTCGGTCGGCGTGTAGGCGATGTCCTGCCCGCCGTTGACCGACTCGAGCAGAAAGCCCTTGACGTAGTTCGTCGGGTCCGGCACGACCTTGACTTTATCCGGACGCGCCCACCAGATCTCGGTCGGCGGCCGCGTGCCGCTGTTGCCCCGCTCGAGGAACCAGAACGCGCTCCCCCACTGGCAGAGGGACATTTCCGTCATCTCGAGCAACTGCCCGAACGTCCAGAACGGGTTGACCTTGTCGAGCAAGTCGCGGAGCGGACCGCCCTGCACCTTGTCAGTGCTGCCGTCCTTACGCTTAGTCTTGAGATCGATCGGGAGGGAGGAAACCGCCTTGGCCCGCTTGGTGACACAGACGTAGACGCCGGATGAGGTCGCGACGTAGTCACCGTATTCGGCGGGGGAGAAGACCGACTGGTCGCGCCCGAAGGTCGCATCGAACGTCTCGACGACCGCCGGCCCGGTCACGAAGGCGCGTTCGCCGTCCACGATGGGCGCGGCATTGTAACTCAACGCTTTCGAGATCCGGTCACGCAGGCTCATCAGTCACCCATCTCCGTCTGCGTGCCACCGATGACGACCGGCCCGTCCTGCCAGCGGTTGACCTGCCATGGCGATGACACCGTGACCGTCCGCCCCACGATCCGGGCCTGTGACGCGCCCCGACCAAAGGTGATGTGGGTCAACTCATCCACCGGCGTGACCGGCTCGAACGTGTAGGTGTACGTGACCGTGTTGCCACGCTCGATCACCGGGGCCGATAGCCCGATCAGATACGGTAGGTCCTGATAGGCGACAACGAGGTCCTGTACCCCGGACACATCGATCGCCACCTCCTGCGCCTCCGCCCGCCGCGTCAGACGACCGGGCAGGATGGCAAGCAGCAGCGCCGCCGGAATTCGCGTGATGAGCGATCGTCGGTTCATGCCATCAAACTCCCCACAATGCCGCGCGATAGGCCGTGCCACGACCAATAGGCCGCGTCAACGAGGTCAAACGGCTTCCGCAAGAGATACCGCCGGAGCGCGCGTTCCAACGTCTCGTTTGTGCCGGTGATAACGTGGACGATCTCGCCGCGTTCGTAGGCCGCCAGCATCTGACTCGCGCGGTGTGACTTCGGGCCGATCGCACCCGCTTTCTGCTGCCGGAACTCGATCGTCGGCTCGTCTGCTGGGATCTCGTTGTCCTCGACCATCTTGCGCCACGTCAGCTCGTACGTGGACGCCCATGTGTCGCCGCCCTGGTCGGTCTCGACGCCGACACAGGATGCCTTGAGTTCCCGCGCCTTCCGAATCGCCCGTCGCAACGCATCCTCAGGGGATGTGCGATCTTCCCAGCTATACAAGCGATAGATCGTGCGGTCGGCGGCGATGCCATCCGCCTGAATGCCGTGACTGTCGCTCTTGTCGGTGTCGGTAACTGCCGGATCAACCCACACCTGGATATCGTCCAGCGGCGGCACATCCGATGGCTGGCAATATCGGAATACCACATGGCCGAAGATGCCGCCCTCGAGCTTATCGACCTCGTGCTGCTTTTCGGAACGAAAGGCCGTCTCCCCCATGTCGTCAAGGTCGGCTTGCAGATCAGCGATCGACTTCGCCGGCCAGGTACTCTCACCGCTGGCAATGACCGCCTTGCCATCGCGTCGTTCGATGACGAGATCACGAATCGCGGGATGTGGGCCGGAGACGATCCGGTCAGCGAGAAAATCCGCACGGCCATCAACCAAACGGGCGACAATCCCGTCTTCATGAATGAGGTTCTGTGCGATCAGGACGGCGGCGTGCGACGCACGAGCAGGCAAGAGTGACATCGTGATCGTTTTGATCTTCTTCTCGACCGTGCCGGGTGAATCGAGTAGTTCGTCAATGTCGTCAAAAATCAGGAAGTCCGGGCGGTCCTCATCCACCTTCGCGCCGCGCGCCGCCGTGTCAAGCCCGATCGCGTCGAGTGTAAAACCCGACTCGGTGCGGAGCCGATTGCGGCGCCACCCGTCACTATTACCGTACTTGCCGAGCTTGCGCCGCGACACCGCCGGATAGTGCCGCGCGAATGCCGACGATTCGAGAATGCCAGCGACATTCTTGACGTGGGTATCCGCCTGCTCTTGCGTGGCGCACACATAGAGGCCATAGCGCCGGGTCTGCCTCGCCGCCACCATCGCCGCACCGACTTCAGTACTCGTGCTCTTAGCGAAGCCACGCGGCCAGATCATCACGAACGGCCGCGCTGACACGCCAGCCGTGATCTCGCTCAGCCAGTCCCAATATTCGCGGTGGTAGTCGGCGTAGGGCGGCCAGAGGTAGCCGGGTGCGACGGCGGCATGCCACGCCTCCCAGTTATCGGGCGGCGGTGCTGCTTGGCGACGCGCGATCAACCGCTGCCGGGCGAGACCGAGATCGTACGGGGTTACGGTGACCATGTGTCCCATGCCCCCGCCGCGACCGCCTCGGCTTCGGCCATCACCGTATCGACCGGCAAGCCGAGCTCCGCCGCGATCCGCTCCGCCTTCTCCCGAACCTGCACCGTCAGGTTCACGTCCACCTTGGGCGTGCCGTAGTCCTCACGGGCCACCCGTTCGAGCAACCATGCCGCGGCGCGCCAGTCGCGTTTCGCCGCCGTGCGAATCTCGACCACGAGCGATCGATCACGTTCCGCCTCGGCCTCCATGAGGCGAACCGCAAAATCCGCGTCGGCATGTTCCCAACGCTTGAGTGTATCGTCGGATATCCCCACGAGAGCGGCGGCACGTTTGCGAGTACCGCCGACCCGAATCGTGTCGAAGATCGTCTTCGCGTTCGCCTCGGTACGCTTCGATGCCCTGCCCGCCATCAGCCGGCCGCCTTCTTGTGCCGCTCGCAGAGCACCACCATGAACCCCGGATGGTCCGGCATGGCGCGGGTCAGTTCGCCGCACACCTCGCAGGGTTCGATCCCCCATGTGCTTCTCGGATGCACAACCTCGAAGGGGACCAAAGGCATTGTCATGCGACCTTCCGCTTCTCCGCTCGACGAATCGCCCGCTCCTTTTTTCGCTTGGCGGCTCGAATGCGGTTGTTTTCCTGTAGACATACACGGCACCTTCGCTGGGCAGTGCCTGGTATCACGTAGGCGGTCTCATCGATCACGTGTCCCTTTGAACACTTGCCAGATTGAGCAACCTTCGCGATAGGTGAGCGCAGCATGTTCTCTGTATGCGTTACCGGGTCAAGGTGGTCGGGGTTGCAACACAGACGATTCCGGCAAAGATGATCGAGTTCGAGTCCCTGCTTATGCGGTCCGTAGGTGATGAGTCGCGCGTAAATGTGGGTATAAGTGATCTTCCCGTTGACACCGACATTGCCGTAGCCATGGCTCGCCACGGTTCCTGTCCAAAGCCAACACGGGCCGAGTTCAGGTCGGTGCTCAGGGATGGGGCCGTTCTTATCGACCTTCTTCCAGAACCGCTCAGGGGTCATCGTTTTTGATACCATGTGCGAAGCCTCCTGCCTGCTAATTCCAGGCGGTTGGTTAGGGAGTACACAGGCGATTTCAGCGCCTGTGTACTCCCGTATTTTACCATATTGTCGAAGCATTCCCGGCATACAATCGCTAACTTTAATAGGTTCCCACGGCCACGTCTCGCGGGGGTGGACCTGCTCGAAGGGGACGACGCGCGGCTCGGTCGTCATGCGGCCACCGCCTGGGGCGCGAGCGTCGCGGTCTGGCCGGTGAACTGCTCCCATCGGCGGATGATCACGTCGCAGTAGTGGGGGTCGAGTTCGATCAATCGAGCGTTTCTCCCAAACTCTTCACACGCAATCATGGTCGTACCCGAGCCGCCGAACATGTCAAGCACGACCGCATCCGACTTCGTACTGTGCTCGATGGCGCGAGACACCAACTCGACCGGCTTCATGGTCGGATGGTCCGGCGATGCCACTGGCCGGTCAATCTGCCAGACCGTCGTTTGCTTGCGATCTGTGAAGTCGTTGTGCGGTCCGCCGGGAACCCAGCCATAGAAGATCGGCTCGGCCTGCCAGTGGTAGGTCACTCCAAGTGGCGAGAATGTCGCGTTGTTCTTCACCCACTGAATCGTCTGCCGCCAAATCCCGAGTTCGTTCAACGCTTGGCCAAAGAGCAGGTGTAGCGGCCCCGCCGGGGCCGCTACATACCACGACGCCCCAGCGGTGCAAAACGACGCTGCGCCAGAAAAGGAGTCACGAAGCATCTGCAATAGCGCATCTTCTGCCAGCGTATCGTTGTCGAGGTTGCGCTCAATTCGGTTGGACCGTCCAACCGAATTGAGCCACTTGTTCTTGTCTCCGATCGCCACGCCGTACGGAGGATCGGTCCAGACCATATCCACCTGCTCCCCGCCCAGCAACCGCTCAACGTCGGTAATGACGGTCGCATCCCCACAGAGCAGCCTGTGGCTGCCCAGCAGCCACAGGTCGCCCGGCTTCGTCACCGGCTCATCCGGCACGCTCGGCACGTCGTCGGGATCGGTCAGCCCCTCGGTGATCGTGGTCACGTCCGGCGACAACGAGTCAAGGAGCGCCTGGACGTCGGCGTTGTCGGTCTCGATCATGGCGAGCAGTTCGGCGAGGTTGGCGTCATCGGTGGCGGCCATCGCGGCCACGGGGTCGATCGTCGCGAGGATCAGGGCTTCCTCGGCATCGTCCAGATCGACGTAGGTGACGGGGATGGTGGGCTGCCCGGTGCGCATGGCGAGGGCAACACGCAGATGCCCATCGACCACGAATCCGCTGCGCTCGTTGACGATGACGTTCTGGACGACACCCACGTCTCCGAGGATTCCGGCTAAGGCGTCTTGTTGCGGCTGTGGGTGAATCCGCCAGTTTTTAGGGTTGGCAAGGAGTTGATCCGGCGATTCCTCACCGTATCGGGTGATCCGGTTCTGCCACACCTGCCCGTTCGCCACACGCCCCTCCCTGGGTCACGCCCTACCCGCAGTTTACTCCGTTTGCAACGCATTGTCACCTGGTGAACGCGGTTTCCACGATGTGTAAATGCTTGCCTTCGCATCGTGAACGGAGTCGATCACGAATCGCGCCAATTCCCGCCCATCGCGGTAGACGCAATCAGGGAATTCGATGGCAGCCAGTGACGTGTAGACCGCGACGTCTCGAATCTCTTCATCCGGCGACCCGAGACACACGCCGATGTCGAGCAATCCCCCGTGCTCATCCTCGGTCAACCGTGTCTCATATCGTGGGAATGCCGCCTTGACCTTGGCTTCAATCGCTCGCAATTGCTCGATGCTCAGGCAGTCATCAGAGACGATGTGTTCACTCACGCCGCCGCCCTCCCCATCCGCTCACTCGCCCGCCGCTCCCGGACCGCCTGCACCGCGTCCTTCCGTCGCCGCTCTTGCTCCGCGATCTGCGCATCCAGCCGTGCCAGGTGGGCAAGCACCAGCCGGTCCTGCTCCACGTAGAGGGCCACGAGCGCCCGCCGCTGGATGGCGAGGTCGAGCCCGGTGCTGGTGATGCGGTCGATCTCCTGCTGGATGGCGACCGCGATCGGATCAGCCCTCATGGCAGCGGATCCAGGTCGCCCGGTTGCAACGAATCCGGGAACATGTCCTCCCATTCGGCGGCAACTTCAAGCAATCGCTCGAACCGCCCCCGCTCCACGATCACCGCCG